GTATCCAGAACTCGAAGTCACTTAGCTCGATAGAGTATGTTGCCTCTATCAGGAACTTGAATGACCATGATTGGGCAAAAGTGAAAGTCTGGAGGCTCCACAAATTTTATTGCAGTGAGACATTCCTGACACACATGAAGCCGAAGACCATAGCCAAGGGGAGAGGTCTGATCATGAAGAAAGCAGAGGAGCCTGAACAGGTTCGAGAGAGCCTGACACAGTCTCTGGTCGTCTACATTCTCGGCAGAGCAAAATGTGAGCAGAAAGCTTTCTATGAAAAGATCTTGACACTGGGACCAGACAACTGGAAGAATGACCCTTACATCTTTGATAAACTCTGCTGCAAGTACGTCGAAAAGGCTGGAGAGCTCAAAAAAGATCCACGGTTTTTTGGAGAATTGACAACTGAGGTCAGACAGCTTATAGCTGACATGAATGAAGTCCACAAGCTCATCCTATCACACATTGCAGGGAATATGATGACGAAGTCCAACAGATCCAAGTCAATCGTTTCACATGCGATGATCGATCCGAGAACTGACGAGTACAGCGAAACCCTTGGGTTTGTTTCTCTGGATATCAACAAGTGGAACTCCAATTTTGGAAGTGCAAATACGGGAAAGATATGCGAGAAGATTGCAGAGATCAGTGATAGTGAAGTTATGAAGTGGCCTCATGCACTCATAGAAAAAATGCTCGGTTTCTGCCAAGTGGCCGGGGAGTTGATCACATGGACGGAGCATCTGCGGGGGATCGAGGGGCAGTGGCAGCGGTTGTGGACAATCATCACAATAATCCGCATACGGTCAAGCCTGGCAGCTGCAGACGTCCATCATAAAGTCACAGCTAGCGGCGACAATTGCACAGTGCGAGTGACGGTGACCAAAGCCGAGTTCGAGAGCATGTCTGACGAAAGGAAAAAACAGAGGATGCTGGATGTACTGAACACTCTTGACGAAGATTTTAAGAAGATCGGCCACACCCTGAAAGTCTCGGAAACTCTGAGCTCTCGTGATATCTATGTTCTGCTGAAGGAGTATACGGTGGGTAAAGTGCAGCTTTCAACAGGTCTGAAACCGG